TGATAATTTTAAATACGGTATGGCTCGTTGTTGGGATCGCCCTAAGACTTTTGTTTTTAATACTCATAATTTTGCTGATGATAATCCTACTGGAAGATTTGTATTTCTGGACCTTGATGTTATTATTCAAAATGACATGGGTCCTATCATTACATACGATTTAGATCGTCCAACTAAACTAAAAAGTTGGTGGCAAGATCCCCGTCCAATGAAAACTAGACAGTTTAAACTTGCACATGGCGCTTATACTAATGGTAGCTGTCAAGTGTGGAGTGACGATCAATGTGAGGTTATTTGGAAAGATGTTCTAAAACATCAAGAACAAATATGGTTCACATTCACCGATGGTACTGATAACTATCACAGTTGGCGATGGGGCGAATTTAGTGAAGCAAAACTATGGGGACATTTCCCAAGTTGGATGGCATACTCGTACAATCGTGGGCGTTCTTGGGACGAAAATGATTTAGTAGTGAACACATATCGCTCAACCCCAATATTATGTGTCTTTAATATTGACTTGTTACCGTTTGAAGATAAAAACAGAGGCAGCACAAAACAAGACAACTTAGCAGATCCGAATTTATTGGAGCATTGGAGATGATTAATATTTACACCGTGAAGTGGGGACAGAAATACGGCCCTGAACATGTGAATAAAATTCATGAGCAGTGTAAGAAGTATATCAAAGAAGACTTTGATTTTTATTGTCTGACTGAACTACCACATAACTTGAATCCAGATATACTTGTGATACCTTTTCCAGAAGATAACTACTACGAGAAGTGGTGGAACAAGTTGCATCTTTTTGATCGCAATGTTGTAAAGCAAAAAGGTGAGAAAATATTTTTTGATTTAGATGTAGTCATACAGAAAGATATAGATTGTATTGTAGATTATCCTTGTAATGACAATCTTGTTTTTATTAGAACGAGTTGGCACAATATGCGAAAAATGAAAACAGATGTTGTTGATATACCATGGGCATACACTGATTTAAACTCTAGTGTACTTCGCTGGAATGACAGACTAAATATTGACAAGATTACAAAATTTGTGAAAGACTATCCTTCTCAGATGTTTTTCTATTACAGAGGACTAGATAATCTTTTTGCACACCAAGGAGAACGTCTACTGAATATAGACTATTTTCCGAACGGTTGGGTTTACAGCTACAACAACGGTTACATGTGGCCTACTGATGTGAGAAAGCAGACGTTTAGAGAAGACCCCCTCATTTGTTTATATGATTCTATGGAGCGACCAGAAGATGTTAAGTTATAACTTTTTGAACAATTACAAAAATTGGGGTGATGGGTTAGATAAAATTAATCACGAAATGCCTTGGAAAGCAGAAGACTTTCGTAAGTCATTAAATCCCAATTCAATGGAAGCTGCTATTTGGCTAGTAGAAGAATTAGAAAAGTTTACGGGAAATAAAGAATTAAATATTACTGTACTAAATTCTTGGCTAGGATTTCCTTTAGTTCCATTGCTTTGCGAAAATTTAAATGTAAAAAAAATCAATCTTATTGATGTTGACAATGATGCGCTAGAGTTATCAAAAGTTTTTAATAGACACTATAGAGAAGTCGGGGTAGATTTAAATCATATTAACTGGGATGTTCCGTTTGCATTTCACGACATTAATGCAATGCAATCAGATGTAGTAATATCTATGTGTGCTGAGACAATGTACCCTTTGAAAGAACTCACTACTGCAAATCCCGATTGTATTTTTGCGATTCAAAACTCTAATGTAATTAAAGAGATGTATGGTATAAATTGTGTAAACAGTCCAGAAGAACACTTAAAAAATATAGGTATTACAGAAGTGTTATATGAAGGCTCTATCAAACAAAAATATTGGACATTCGATGGGCTAAACGAATACGATAGATTTATGGCTATTGGAAAGAAGTAGCATCTTCTCCCGATATATCTGCAATCATATCTTGCCACATTTCTAAGTGTGGTATGACAAATCCTAAAGTAAGACGAGGCTCATGAGAACCTGCACAGTGATATACTACTTTGTCGGGTTCTCTACCTTTACCGAAATATCCCACCTTACATGTCCATCCTGGACTATCTTTCATAGTCACAATTTCTTTTGTAATAGGATCTCTGTATCTAAAGAATCCATTTCCTTCTTTTGAGTATGATAGAAGAATATTATATCCCGATGCATTCCAATTATTATGCCAGCTCATAAATCCCTCAGAAGGATAATAAACATTTACTGCTTGATTTCGAGCGCCTAAGTATGAACACAATGTTGTAGCCATGGTTATACATTTGTTTTTGTGTTCAGATGATACACGCTCTTCTGAGGCAATATCCACTGACATAGTTTTCTCTGGATATCCTATATGTCGTCCGTCTTTAGAAACAATTTCTTCTAAATGATCTAAACCGCAAGCCGTATCTAATGTGTATCCTTGATGTCGGCCTTCATGATTAGATATTTTATCCAAATCAGTTAAATCTTGATTAAAGAACCAATCACTATATTCTGTTATGATTGCTAACACTTCTTCATTCTTAATATCAACTAATTTCATTCTAACTTATCCTTCGATATAGTATGATGATACAAAACAATATCAGTTCCTTGAAGTTCTTCGTAGTGATAACCATTTACAAAGTTCCAACGAGCGTCTGGTTCTTTTATGTATCCCCACTTTACCACTTTCTCACCATAAGTCAATAGTCTCCACATTGTAAAAGTATCCCACTTTCTAGCATCTTCAGGATAATGTAGCATATCATAATCAGGTTCCCATTGCTTTAAATATTCAGTGTACCAAGCTCCCATGAGATCCATTGTCGCTTCATTCTTTCTATATATGAAGAATCCACAATGACAAGTCATTTCTTCGCCTTCTGCCAACTTAGTAAGTTTAGCATTGTAAGGACGATTCTTAGTGAATACAATATCTAGATCATCTGGTAACTCATTAAAAACATTTTGAATATCCTCATGCTGACACATCATATCAGCATCGAGGTAGCAAGTAATGTCGTAAGGAGTTTTATTGAGTGCCCAGAGTTTAGCACGAATATGTCGTGGAATGCCTTCAGTGATTATGTTATCAAAGATTGTATAGTCTTCAGGCTCAACCCATTCTTCATGTGTGAAGAAAGTAATATTAGCTTCAGGCCAAAAATCTTTTACTGATTCTGCTAATGCTTTTCCGTAACGATAGAAACCTTTTTTAACAGAAGCAATAATTACAAATCCTTTAGTTTGCTTCTTCTCTGGCATTTTCAAGTTCCTTCATTATTAATATTGTAGCATACGCTTGAACTTCCATGATAGATTTAGACTTGCGAATCATTCGCTTCAGTTCAGTATTCTTAGAGTTTTTAATTTGTTCAACTTCAAATGCTTCTAATTTATAATTAAAAAGAACTTCTTGTTTCCCACGCGCAACTTGAGATTGTTGCCGTTCCATTTGCTGTTTGATAATTTCGTTACGTTTATCTAAACTTTTTTTAGTATTCTCATCAATATCTTCTTCAGTATATTGCTCAAGAATCGCTTTCATATCAGGATTTACGCCATCAGGATCTTGAATGGACGCAATATTTTCTTGACCATTAAGATTTTTAATAGTAACAATTAGATGTCGGTTTTCTTTATTAGACCAATATGGGTGTAGATATTCTTTACGTTTTGGTGTGTTTTCTGTTGAGGTGCTAACAGATGTTTCTACAGATGCTGAAACTTCTGACATAATATAATCTCCATAATTTAAATTATAATACTATATATTCAATTTTTTAAGCTGTTCTTATCCAAAGCCTTACAGTTGATACCACTTCAGTTGATGCTTGAATTGTATCGCCTGCGTATGCACCAGTGAAGTTACTACTATAAAATCCAGTATATGTCTTAGCCCCTGTATATGAACCTGTAAAACCAGCATAAAAACCTGCGTAAGCTGAAGTTCCTACATAGTTTCCGGTGAAAGTGCCAGTGTATGTACCAGAATAATTCTGCGATGACACTACCTGACGAGTATCTGTTAGTGCGTCTCCCATCTGTACCCATGTACCAGTTAAACCGCTTGAACTTGCTTGAAGTTTATATGTTCCAATTTCTGTTGAAATAATTCTATTTCTAAAGT